CGGAGTTTCCCGCCGCTTCCAGGACCGGCAGGTGCGCCAGGATGCCCTTCACGTTGTCAGGCAGAAACGCCGCAGCGGTTTTCTGGTTGTCGGTCGCCACAACGAGCTTCACTTCCCTGCTTGCCATTGCCTTCCTCCCGTGAATGGAGGCAGGGCCGAGGCCTACCCCCCTCCGGTTGAATCGCTACTTGCGGTCCACCGTGACGGTTGCTCCAGACAACTTCACGGAGCCGCCCACCCCGGTGACGCCATTGATCTCCAGCACATACTCCTTGTTTNCCGCCACAGTGATGGCCAATGCAGCCTCAGACAGCACGATCAACCGGAAGGCGCCTGTCTGAGGCCCCGTTGTATCGCCACCTCCAAGGGCCGTCGCCGTGATTCCGCCGTTAACGCTCTCGACCGAGTACAGCCTCGACGTGACGATGGTTTCATTGGGAGCCACGTCACCGCTGCCGCCGCCGATTACGGTGTATCCCTGGATCACGTCCCCCTGCTTTAGCCCACTGAGGTAAACCCAGGCATTTGCGCCTGCGGCAATGCCGGCCGGCATTGCGAGTACCCCGCTTTGTCCGATGGGCCAACCTGGCACTACTCCATCCTTTGCGGAGAAATGCAGGATCTGTGCCAGTTTGAACCCGGAGTACGCGAAGTCGCCGGTGATCCCCCATCCGACTGCGGTGTCGGCGAAGATGTGCCCGTACTTTCCACGGATCTCCCCGGTCCACCCCGACCCCGGCAGAAGGCCGTAGAAGTCGAGGCCGTACACCCTGTTCTGGAGCACATTGCGGAACGGGATCTTGATGTCGATGAGGTCCACCTGCGCGTTTGCGGCGGGCACTATCCCGAGCAGCAGGGTTGCTACGAGAAGGGCCGTGAGAATCCTCTTCATTGTCATCCTCCTTGTCGGTTTGTCAGGGGGAGGCAGGCCGAAGCCTACCTCCCCCCATGCCCTTCACGCCGTCATCATGCCGGCTGTGCGAAATCGTCGGTGCACGCGATCTCCTGGAGCCGCATCAGCGAGCGCCGGTTCTGCGTCCACATGTTGCCGTCTGCCCCGAAGGCCCCGATGCCCTGGTTGTACCCCGTGTCGAGGTACAGCACGCGGCCGCCGTTGAACTCGCCGAGCAGCCACCCCAGCGGGGTTGCGAAGGAGTACTTGATGTCTTCCTTCCGCATCAGCAGGAGTTCGTTGCGGAACGCCATGTCCGCGTAGTGGAACGGGATCACGGCGTCGCCGTAGTTGTAGGTCAGGTCCCCGCGGAAGCCACCCTTGTACTCCAGGGGCTGGAAGCGCCGCTGCGAGTAGGTCATCTTGAACAACTCGTTCTGCATTCCGGGGGTACCCCAGATCATGTCAGGCAGCTTGTCGCCACCGAGGTACCGCTTGAACACGATCATGGCCCGGTTGAGCAGGTCGTCGGTGAGGTTGATGCTGCCCAAACCAGCATTGGCCTGGAGGAGCTTCGCCTTCCAGTACGGGCTGCTCGACACAGCGAGGCCCTGGAGGGTCGAGGTGTCGGACGCCATGCCGCGCATCCCCATGAACTCCTTTTGGTAGGAGATCGCGTACTCGGCCTTGGCCGCGTTGTACGTCCCTGCGCAGAAGAAGTCTGTCGCGTTGATGGGGTCGATGCCGTCCGCCACGGCAATGGTGAACGCGCTGTCGCTGTCCACGGACACGATGGCCCCGTATCCGGCCGGGGTGCCTGCGGCCAGTTGCACCAGCGTGCCCCACACGATCTTCTGCTGCGGGAACAGCGGCGTGGTGTTGGTCCAGCCGGTGGTGATGGTGGTGTCCATCGCGATCTGCGAGGCCACGTTCGTCAGGCACTTGCCGAGGATGCCGTTGCCGTCCCCCCAGAACATGCGCTCGACGTTGAACTGGATGCCCTCGATCAGGGCCTCCTGCTCCAGCGTCACGGCACGGGCGAGCGACCCCGCATCGCTGGAGGTATTGGCGATGGCCTGGCCGGTGAGGGCGAACTGGCCCGCAACCGACTTCTGCCATATCTCCGCCTGGGCGGTCTTGCTGGCTCCGGGCTCGGGCAGGATTCCGCCTTCCCCGTATCCGGCGAACGACCCGTTGATCCCGGTCTTGATGGTCAGCGTGGCCCTGCGGCCCTTCCAGTCCAGGCGCTCCCGCCCGAAGACCTTGAAGGCAGGGGTGGACTTCATGACCACGTTCACGATGTCCATCTCGATGTCGCGAAGCATCGCATCGAGTGCGGTGCTGGCGAGTACTGCGGCATAGGCGGACGAGCCGCCTGCGAACATGCTTTGTCCCTTGATTGCCATGGTGCTACTCCTTCAGTTGGTGCTACTTGTCCATTTCTTCCATCTGCCGAAGCCGCACCTCCTTGACGCGGTTTGCCTCGGCGACCAGTTCATCGAAGCCCCTGTGCTTCAGGGCCTCCTCGGTGTTCTTGCGCAACTCGGCGACGGTCGTGGCTCGCTTGGCCGGCTGGTAAGCAGGCCGCCCCGCCGTGTCGAACTGCCCAGGAAGTTCCGGGGCTGTGCCCTTGCCCTTGACGACCTGACGACGGTAGCCTGCCTTGTTGGCTGCTGCCAGGAACCGGCGTTCGACGGCCTTGGCCGCTGCCGCAAGGCTCATGCCGGGGTTCTTGACCTTGACGGACACAATCATGTCCCGGTCGAATATCTCCTCGCCATGTGCCTTGTTGAGGTTGGCAACCAGCCCGTCCAGCTCCTTCTCGGCATTCTCGCGGCGGATGCCATACGTCGCAGCCTCCACGTCCTGCTTGACCTGGGAGCGCAGTGCGGCGTTCTCCTGCCTGATCCTCTGGAGTTCCTTGAGAATCACGGCCTGCGCCTGCCTCGGGTCGGTGACTGCCGCATCGTCGTCCTGATCGTCTTCCCCGTACTGCATAGTCCTCTCCGTGGTCGGCTGTGGCGCTGCACGCTGCGACAGCCGCCGTTCGAGCTGATCGAGGCGCTGCTGAAGAAGCCGGTTGGCCTCCTGCTGCGAGGACAGCAACTCCAGCATGGCCGCATCGTGGTCCAGTGCGGGAGCGCCGCCTTCCTCTTCATGCTCGGGCGGTACCTCCAGTTCGCGGAAATCGTACTCAGGGGCATCCTCCGGCTGCGTGTCTACCGGCGTGTTCTTCCCCTGCTTGTCCGTGTCGTTCACGTTGGTGTCCCTTCCGTCAACTTCTACGTCCAGTTTCGCTGTCATTGCTTCAACCCTCCTCCGTTGAGCATGGTGCCCGCTCCCGCCCCTGGGAACGCTTCGGCCATGCGGTCTAGCCCCATTGATGGAATGTCGGCAGGCCCTCCAGGTCCACCGCCCATCGGAGGCATGGCCCCTGGCTCAGGCTTGCCGGCAGCGGCGACGCCACGCGCATTTCCAGCCATTGCTTCCTGCTGCACCCTGGCCTGCTCCTTCTGCATGTGAGCATCGAAGTGCTTGCGCAGTTCGGCCTGGATGGCCGGGTCCAGGTTCTCGTAGGTCGTGCTGTTCATAAACTCGGTCAGGCGGTCGAGGTGCACGTAGTTGTCGTGCCAGGGCTCAACCGTCACTTCGTCGAAGCGGCCCTGAAGGATCGCCTCGATCTCCCGCTGCTGCTTCATGCGGTGCACGTCCAGGGTCTCCGGGTTGGTCTCCCCGAACTCCAGCATTCTCTGCATGAGGCGGCGGTCCTGAATGATGCCCCGGTCCCACGCCTGGATGGACTGGTCGATGCGCAGCGCCTTGTTGCCAGCGAACGTGGAGCCGAGCTCGACCTGCACGTCGCTGCTGGTTACATCCGAATCGAAGAACTCGAAGACCTCAAGGCCCGAGTTCTGCCCAACGACCCGCACCGTGTACGGTCCATCGGAAAACGCCCGCCAGGACAACAGAATCTGCACGGCGGCCTGGCGGATCATCTCGGACAGGGACCGGGCCATCGGGGCGAACTTCGTGGCGTCCTGCTCGGCGAGAATTGCCAAGCCTCTGCCGGACTGAATGGACCCCGTGTTGGCACCGTAGCTGATCTCGTGCACGCCGCTGATGTCGTGCATCCTGTCCTTGATGCGCTCCGGCAGGCTGAACGACCACCCCGGCACCTGCCCCATGTGAAACGGGGTAGGGGGCGGGGCCATGCCGCTGTACTGAATGACACTTCCCGGTGCGTCGATGATGGACAGGGGGTCCAGGCGGGCCGAGGTGTGGGCCAGGATGCGGGGGAAGGAGATCAGGTTGTTCATCTCCAGCAGTTGGCATTCGGCCCGGTTCATCTGCCGCTGAAGGTCGATGAGGTCGGAGATCACCGTCTCTCCCATCCCGGCATGACTGCCCACGCCGCCTTCCTCGATGTCCCCCAGGTTGGGGATGTTGCGGGTCGGAATGAAGGGTACGGGCAGCTTCCACGGCCCCTGGTCCAGAATGACGTTCTGCTTCGGGGCAAAGATCACGTACTTGCCCTTGGCGCAGTCGTAGAACTCCACGATGGAGGTGTAGTTCTTCTGGAAGATCGAGGCGTCCTCGATGGTCCGCAGAGCCGGCGCGCTTTCCAGGCGGCTTGTCAGTTCGTCGTCGTCGCCCGAGGTGTCTGCCCTCAGCGTCTTGGCAAACATCCTCTTTGCCCACGCTACCGAGACGAGGCGGATGCGGTAGCCCCACTCGGCCGTGCGGCTTTCGCTGGCGAACGGGTCGATGCCGATGTCGAAAGGCAGGATGCTGTCGAGCTGCGGGAATCCCGTGCGGCCCGTTGTCTCCTTGTCCTCGCCAGGTCGCACGCCGGTCCACTCTGCGCCGGCCGTCTTGTCCCAATAGACGCCCCACCAGGCGATGCCGCACAGCACAGAGGTCAGCGCCGTGTGGTACAACTTCGACTGGCACAACTGCTCTTCCCAGATGTAGTCCAGGAGGAACTGCGACATGCGTGCCTTGTCCCGGTCGTCCTGATCCGACGTGGCTGGCTTGACCGTCCAGCCCGGCCGGTTCATGGTGAGCTTGGCGGCCATCGTGAGGGCGATTGCCCGGATGTAGTTGAAGGAAAGCTCCACGCGCCACTTCGGCTTGTTGCGCTTTGCCCCGAGCCCGTACACGCTGCTCCAGTCGTGGAACTGCTTGTTCTTGAACATGGCGATGTTGATAAGCCACCTGTCCACGTAGGGCTGCTTCGCCTGCTCCGTTGCCCTGCAAACAGCCTTCACGTCGTCCAGGTACGCCATGCTACCCCCACACAACCAGGCCGAATGGCGACTGCCGTCCCCGCTCCTTTCCGATCGCGGACCGCGTATTGTGCTCGATCGTGGACTGGAAACCCTGTGTGAAGTTTCCGGGCTCTCCTGTAGAGGAAAGCGACACGTTCTCGGGAAGTGGGATTCCGGTCAGCATGGAATCATCCGTCCCCGAAAAGGTCTGCGGCGCGCTCCACTCCCACCCTTGGAACAGGGGGGCTGTGCGCCGGCTCGGTCGGCGTTTCGTCATACTGCCTCCGGTAGATGTCCATCTGCTCCTGACGCTGCTTCTCTGCGATTGCCCGGTCCTCAGCGTGGCTCGCAAACGCCAGACGCTTGAACTCGGCCTCCAGTTGCGCCTTGTTCTCTTCGATGTTGAGTTGTCGGTGGCGATACTCCAGGTCAGCCTTGGTGGTGTCTGCTGCTGTCTTGCGGTTGCGCTCTGCCTCAAACGCCAGGTAGGCCACGAACACCAGGACCGTGAGAAGAAGCTCCATACCAGTGTAACCTCCGTGCAAGCACGTCGTCACTGTGCAGTCTATGCACACTCGGACTGCCGTGTCAAGCATCCGCGGTTACAGGTACTCCTCGAAGACCCCGAATTGGCCTGCCTCTTCCTGCTCGCGAAGCCACTTGGAGTAGAGGGGTGAATTCATGTCCGGGTGGGGTTTGCGGTTGATCTTCTCCAGTTTGGCCAGGATGCCCAACTGCCGGTCCACTTCGACGGCGATGACGAAGGCCATTGCCTCGTCGTCTTTTGCCCCAGGCTTGGCTTCTGGACGGATGCGGCCCGAGTTGCCCCGCTGGACGTAGATCATGGACAGGAGCTCTTCGCACAGGTCGGTCGAGTAGAGAGTGAACAGCTTGTTGTGGATGGCCCGCTGCGCCGTGTCGAACATCTGTGCCCGGCTGGCCACCGACGTAACCCATCCGAACTTGCGGCCCACCTCCTGACCCAGCGTGTCCCACACACGGGTCATGTAGACGTTGGGGTAGTTGGCGGTCTTGGCGGCCTCGATTGTCACCGTTCCGTAACTGGCATTGTTCTCCGGTGCCAGGATGGCCCAGTTGTAGTATTGCCCGGCCAGCAGGTTCATCTCGGCCGACTCGTAGGACATAAAGCGCCCCTTGGCCCGGCAGACCTGCTCCCTGGTGTGGCGGTCGATGATGCAGATTGCGGTCTTGTCCGGCTCGCGCTGGTGCGACAGGGGCATCACGTCGCCCTCGGCGAAGTCCGTGGCCAGGATGTACTCGTGCCCCTCTACGACCGGAACGAACATCTCAAAGCAGCCGTTCTCCTCGGGGTGCCAGACAATCTGGTTGGAAACCTCTTCGCGCAGGAAGTCCCCACGCTGCCCCGGCCTGCACCTGTTGATCATCTGCCAGCGGATCGGGGCCGGGTTGAACACGGGCTGGCCGGACCCGATGAACGCCTCCTCGGGCGTTGCCGGGTACTCTTGCCTGAACGTCAACGGGTTGTTGCGGCACTTGTTGGGGATGGCCCACCGCCTCCAAAGCAACTGCTCGGCTGCGATGGGGCCGAACATGCTCTCTTCGCCCGACTCCATCAGCCGCTTCTCGGTGTCGTCCAGCCCGGCCTCTGCGTACCGCTTCTCGTCTAGCAGTGCCTGCAACGGCACGGGGTCTTGCCACTGCCCAGGGGTCTTCAGCAGGCGGTTGTCGCCGGGCTTCAGTCGGTACTCGTCAATGGCGAACCACGGGATGAAGACCAGGCGGTACTCGGACTCCTGCCGCAGAGCCTTCATGCACTCGTCGTAGAACACGCCGCCCACGCCATAGGCCGTGGACTCCAGCACGCAGATGGAGATGCCCTTGTCTGCCAGTGCGTTTCGTGCGGCGTCCAGAACCTCCTCTGCCCTGTCTGGCCAGCGGGAGACCTCGGACCCGTGCAGGCCGCTCAGGGTCAGCGACGAGCCCACGTCGCAGGCGTTGGCTGTGTCCACCTGGATCTGCGAGTCGTTGCGCCGCTTGAGGTAGTTCCACTCCCTGTTGAACCCGTCAAAGGCGATGGTGTGCGTGGCCGACCGCTGAAGGGCGGGCTGTATCCACTTCGGCAGGTTCTTCACCATGCGGTGCAGCATTCGCAGGATGCCCACGGACTTCTTCTGCTTCTCTGCGACGGTGACGCATTCGGCGAACTCGGAGAAGAGCATGAGCCAGAGCAGCAGGGCATTCGTCAGCGTGGTGCATCCCCACTGCCGGGCCTTCAGGACTACAAGCCGCACGCGGCCGGTGGTCCACAGCATGTCCAGGAACTGCTCGCAGAAGTACACCTGTGCCCTGGCGTAGTCGGGGTGCCGCACGTCCAGGGGGCACAGTTTCTTGTCCTTCCCGGCGATCTTGACCGCGTCGGCCAGGAACCGCACCGGGTTCTGCGCGTACCACTCGAAGAACTCCTTTTGTCGATGGCCGCTCTTGCCGATGGCTTCGTGGAACTTCTCGCTGCCCCAGGGGTGTCCTTCCGCTCCTCGGGGGTGTTTCGGTTTGGGTAGCGGATTGTCGGGGTGCAACTTCAGTGCATGGGCCTCTTCAGGCATTGGGTGCCTCCAGCACCTTCTTCTGCTCTTCCGGGGACGGGACGTAGATGGCCTGTTTCGCCCGGCCAAGCGCAGCCAGGAACCCCTGCACGATTCCGTCGCTCATGCCTGTGATTGCCGACACGCGGTCGTTGGTCGCCTTGTCGCCGAGAAAGGCGACCAGGCCGATGTTCAACAGGCGGTCCACGCCCTTCAGCGGATAGCCGCTCAGGCCAGCCAGTTGCAGCGCCGCCCTGTACCCGGCAACCAGCATGTCGTAGTCCCTCGGGCCGAAGTGCTGGCCCTGGTAGGTCGGCCCGCTCATGGCCTGCGCTTCCTTCTCGCTCCTTCGGATCTTCTTGAGTCTCGCATCCTTTCCCATGGGTATCCCTCCGTTCTGCCCAAGGCAGGATAGCAGAGCACTCGCCGGCGCACAACCATCTTTGCCTTCGGTTTCCATCGGCCATCAATGATTCCGCCAGGTTGCGCTTCTTTGCTGCCTCCCGTCGGTCCAAAGTGCCGATACGTCTTGACAAAAAAGCGTTCCCGAGTGAGGATGAGTGTTGACGAGCCGGGCTTTTGTGTGACACTTGGAGGACCAGGATGGAACGGCTGATGGTAGGCACGAAGGACGCAAGCGAGGCCATTGGTGTTTCTCAGGGCACGCTGCGGAAATGGCGCTGCCGCGGCAAGGGCCCGCGGTGGTTCCGCATTGGCAATACTCGGTACTCGCGCATTGCGTACCGGGTGAATGAACTGCGCCTTTGGCTGGCGCAACAGGAGGAAGGACGATGAACGAGAACGAAGTGAAGCCGAGCGACATGCCGACCGAGGAGATCGAACCGACTGCCGCGAAGCGGCGCATGGGGATGGCTCGCGTGATCAAGCACACGGAGGATCTCGGCCCTCTCGTGTTGGACGTGCCGACGCCCAACAACAGCATCGAGGACCTGAAGGACTGGATCAACACGACCGCTGCGGACGGAGACTACGAGTTGATCCGGTCGTTCGGACGGCTGC